GGAGGAATATTTAAAAGACCTTCTGTAAGTAATTCAGTTTCTTTTTCATTAAACTTTTCAAGTACTTCTTCTAAATGTTGGATTTTATTAGTAAGTTCCTTATTCTTTTGCTCCAATTCATTGACTTGTAATTCCTCTACAAGATCTTTAAATTCACCTTTAAGTGTTGAAATTGCTTTATCAACATGTTTTTCATTTACAGTAAAATTAATCTCTAATTCTTTAAACTGTTTAGATATAGTTTCTTCAAAAAGATCTACATTTGACTTTAAATCAGTATGATACTTAGAAGTACTTGTATCTAAATTATCTTGTATTTCAAGTATTTCCTCAGAAAGACTATTTTCTAATTTTGCAATTTTTGAAGCAAAATCTTTTAACTTTTCATCATCTGCAAGAATTTTCTCATTAAATTCATCATTAAAAACTTCAGAAAGATTCTTTGAGTCTTTTATTAAATGCTCTACTGTTGTAATCCTTTTGGATAGAATCTTCTCTATCTCACCACCTTTTTCATTAACTTCTTCTTGAATAGCAGTAAGACCTACATCTAAAGTAGAAACTTTCTGTTCTAAGGTAGATATATTTTCTTTTAATGCTTCAGAAACTTTTCCTAATTCTTTCTCTGCACTTAATTTAGATTCTGCTAGATTTGTCTTATACTGCTTTATACTCTCTCTTATATCTTTAATATTATCCTTATAATCTTCTTGAACAGACCCCAATACATCTTCAACTGATTTTTCAATCTCATGAATTCTCTCCTCAGTTTTTACTTCTGTTTCAGCAAAAAATTTCTTATATTTGGGAAGTTCGTTTGTAAGTAAACTATTAACTTTACTTCCGATGCCTTGAACATCCTCTTTTATTGATGAAAGATTCTCTTCATTAATTGCTTCAATACCAGAAGTAATTTTAGCAACATCACCCTGAATAGACTCTTCTAAAGTCCCAAAGGAAGACTTTACGTCTTCTTTAAAATCAACAAATCTACTATCAACCCTTCTTTCAGAATCTACGATTAATTTCTTATATGAAGGTACTTCTTCACCTATAAACCCATTTACAGTTTCAGATAACTCAGCAAATTCCTTTTTAATTCCTAATAAAGTCTTAGAGTTAACTGTTTTTACTTTATCCTGTACACTTCTTATAGATTCTTCTACAAATAACAAATGTGCTGTCATAGCACTATCAAGATCTTCTTTCTTAATAAGTTCTTGAATATCTCCTCTAATATCTTCTATACTTTCTGCTAAAGTATCTACTTTTTCAATATTTGCTTCGAAAGTATCAAATTTATTTGTAAAATCAGATATGGACTGAACGTGATTTAAATTTGTCTTAAATGTATTAAAAGCTCCAGAAATAGTCTCTACCTTTTCAGGTGTAGCACTTTCCCTAACTTCATCTAAAGAAGTATTAGGTTTTAGTGTATAAAACTCCTTGGGCTTCTTGAGTGGCACCTAAAAATACTCCATCTACATTTATATTTATTTTAGCTCTTTTTAGCGTTTTCTCCTTTGATTAATTTTGCTAAGTCTGCGGTTGATCCAACAAACATTGCATTATTAGTTACATGAGTAGGACTATTCTTTTCTTCTGCATTAACATCCTTCAATTTCTTTTGAAGATCCATTAATTTATCCGTTGCATCGGATACGCTTTTAATTAATTGTCCAGCAACTTCATATGCTCTAGGCATTTCACTTTCTTGAGCTAATTCAAGAATACCATCAATTGCTTCTTGTCCTTTCTCAATTATACTATAAAGATTGCCTCTAGTATACTCATAATCTCTAGTAATCTCATCCTTTGTAAGTCTATCGGGTGGTGGATTTACTCTTTCAATAGACTTTGTTTCTTCCTTTACTACTTCAGGAGTAATATTAAAAGTTTTATCAAGTTTAGTAAATTCTTTCATTGTTATACATATTCACCACTAAATCCAAAGTCATCACCCTCTGGAATCAATACATCATCAGCGTTAGTAATAGACTTAACTTCTGCACCTGTTAGGTGACTACCAATAGTTGTACCATCCCTTCCTCTTTCAACTATAAGATCATTACCATTCTTACTCTTAACAAAGATTTCCTCATCCCCAATATTAAGATAACTTAAAGTACTACTATTAGCTGTAATACCACTAGCATCATTAACTTTAATCTCAACATCCGATATTCCAACATCTGCTGCTAAGTTAGTAAGAACCGTTCCAGTATAACTCTTAATTGCTCTTGGAGTAGCAGAGTAACGAACATCTCTTTGTACACTCTTAGAATCGCCAGAAATGTAATTGATAGTAGCCTTTCTGATAATATCCTTCGTAGCACTCTGAACAGGACCAAATAGATAAGTCTTTGCAGTAAATCTTAATGTATAGATAAGAACTCTTCTGCTAGTAAAATCTCCTTCATAATCATCCTGCATTGTAATATTTTCTAAAACAATAGGAACATCTCTTTTTTCTTTAATCGAATCTACCAATTCTATACTTAAATTATATTGTGGTTGGAAATAAGGTAAAATCTGTTCTGTAACTTGTAATGCATCATCATTTAATTTGCACATCAATGCAAGTTCAAATTGCATATTATATGGAACTGGCATATATGCCTTCTTAGATTCCTCATTAGTAGCAGGATCTTTTACAGTAAACTGTTGAGTAGTAGTAACCTTTCTAGATGGATCATAAGTAAGTCCAGTGAACTCAAAAGACATACGTGGCAAAGTAATTGCCGTCCCTTTATTTAAATCGGGAGACTGTTCTAATCTAGCCAGGAATTTTTGAATAGGTCCATATGCTAAGGGAACCCTTATTTCATTATTATCATTCTTAATAGTAATCCCATTAAATAACGTACCAAACCCAATAATGGTCCTCCTCAAAATTTCGTTATAAAAATATTCAAACATTGTTACATACCTGGTATATTATATTTATGGTGTACCGAATGGGTTGGCCTCTGTAAAGTCTAATATAGAATCTGCTTGAGTTTCTATATCAGTATTATCAGCAAATCCATCATCAAGTGGATCCTTATCAACCGTTCTCAACTTACGGGTAGCCCCTGAAGATGATCCTGTTAATACCTCTCCAACTACAAATGACCCAACTATAGAAGCTACTTCTATTACATTTGTAGAAGAATTCCAAGTTCTTACTCTTGCAGTTGCACTACTTGTTCCTCCAGTAACTGTCTCATTAAAGACAAAGTTACCTGTTGATGATGTATCAGGAGAATCAATAGTAACAGAAATTGGTAAATCTCCAGCAGTATATCCAACACCAGCATTAGTATAACGAATAGATGTTACATTTCCTGCAGGATTTATAACAGCAACACCAGTAGCAGTTGTACCAACACCAGCAGGTCCAGAGAATGTGACAGTTGCTAAATCAGTAGCGAATCCACTACCTGCATTAGTAACAGTTACAATACCTAATGTACCATCTGCACTATAAGAAGTCGCTGCAAATCCACTACCTGGTCCATCAGCAACAGCAGTAACCGCTAATCCTGGACCAATTGTATATCCAGCACCTGGATTTACAATATGAATACTTTGAACAGATTTCTGATTCGTTGCAACATTCTTATTACATACAGAAATTCCACCAATCATTTCTCCAACCGAACCTATACCAGTTACCCCTGTAGATGGAGCAGATCCAAATCCTACATTAGGAGCATAGATATATCCCCCACCTCTGTTTGAAATAACAACCTTATAGAT